TAGCTCCCCCTCAGGTTGTTGTTTCCGAGCGGCGTGCTGGATGCGGTTTTCGACCACATCCGCCACCGTGTAGAAGGCCTCTCGACCTATTCGCTCGATTGGTTGAACGCCCCATTTATCAAAGGCTTGCGGAGAAATCCCGAGGCTCGAGGCCATCTCGGACTTGTTCAACCATCCGCGCTGCTTGGTTGTTTCGTTTTTGCTCATGACTAAACAACAACCAACCTCCGAAAAAAGGTCATACATATTTGGCGCGCGGGGCTCGAATTACCCTCTGACGGGGGCCCCTCCGGGAGGACCCGCCAAATTTTCAAACTTGTGCTGGACAACAAGAATTCGCACCACTTTGGTGCACCCGTCAGCGCCTCGCGGCGAACCGAGCAGCCACGCCGCGCATCGCCACCTCGAACTCACGCGGCAGGTTCTCGTCGGCGTACTGCTGCGCGATCTCGAAGAAGCTCAGCCGGCGGCGATACGAAGGGCGTGACACGAAGGCCATGATGATCGAGACGGCATCCCGGCCTCGGCCTGTGCGCTCAGCAATGCCAATGGGCTGGCCCTTGCGGGTCATGACGAAGTAGCGGCGAGCATTACCCTTCGCCCTGCTCCGTCTGCTATCGGTCGCGTTCGCGTTGTACCCGGCCTGAGTGAATCCGCGGATGCCGCTCAGCGCTCTGGTCACTTGACCCCGCCTGATGTTCCCGTAGCGATCAAGATCAGCACCGGCGCCAGGCACCACGTACTTACCTTCGGGCAGGATCCCCTTGGCCCTGAGCTGAAGCTCGGCCGGCTTGTTCCGACGCGGCCCACCGTAGACCTCGGGGGCAATCCACACCGATGCAGGCTGCGCCCCGTCCGCTTCGTCCTTGAACCAAACCCGCGCTTCGAGCCGGTCTTTCCTGGCTGGCACCATGCGCAGGCTGTTCAGGGTGTACGGGGTCGGGCGGTCGAACACGACACGCATCTCGTCGCGCAATCGATCCATCAGGCCTTGCGCGGCCCGCGTAAGCGCAGTGGCTGTCGCGTAAGGAATCTGCCGCTGCTCAAGCTCAGTCAGGTCGGCGAGCTGCTGCTGGAACCCTTCTGGCTTGATGCTGATCATCTTCGGCAATACCTGGGCAGGCCGGCGATGTGCTTACGCAACGCCGCGATCATCAGTTCGCGCCGCTCGACTCCGGCTCGGAGATCAGAAACAACCTGTCCATCAGCGGCAGCAAGGACGGCTCTTCCTGCATCAGCGCTGCCGGTGGCTCCGGGAGCCTGGTGCACTCCGCCTGCGGGGCAGCGGGCTTTGACGTACACGACGCGAGCACCAGTGCCGATAGCATCGCGGCGCAATTGGTTTTCTTCATGGGAGGCCTGTAGTGCTGCTTGGTAGGTTCGGGCCAGGGCATCGGTCTGGACCTGCGCCTGGGTGTCGCGCTGGGCCTGCTGGGCCATGGCGGTGATCGTCTCAGCGGATTGCTCGACGGCGGCCTGCAGGTCGTTACGCTGGGCGGTCACGTGATCGAGGCGCCAGAACACCAGAGCAGCCACCAACGCCACCACCAACCATGGAACCCACCTCATCACGCACCCGCCAGCGCTGCGCGCGCCCATTCGAGACGCGCCACTCGATCCTCAGCACCGTTGTAGCCGCCGTTGATCTTCAGAGTGATCCGCTCGAATCGGCCTTGGTCAGCTAGGTCGTTTAAACCCCGCGACTTCCACCACCATGCCGCGGCGATGGCTGCCCAGGTCCGTTGCTCCAGCAGTTCCGGTTGCGCTACCAGTGGCAGCGCCAGGGCGCGTGCAGCTTCGGCGTAGTTGTCGTGTCCGGTGATCATGATCAGGCCGCGGCCACGGTATCGATACCCATCGCCCGTATCCGGCGACCCATTGCCCATCCGGTTTGCGTAGACGCGGTTGGCGATGCGCTCGGGCTGGCGGGCATACTGGCGAGCCTCTACCAGCGCGAACCGCTTCGGCCAGGTCTTGAGCAAGCCATCGGCGGAGTAGTTCAGGTTCTCGACCACGCGCTTGAGGCTTTGGCTTTCGTGCCCGACTTGGGCCAGGAACATCGCCACCCGCTCAGCCGTGTTGATCTCAAACCGAGCCATGGAGCCGTTGATGTGGTCGACCCAGAGGCCGGCAGTAGAAGCACCGCAGCCGGTAGCGCGGTCGAGTTGATCGGCGGTGATCTTCATTCGCCAGCCCCCCGACGCGGAAACTTCCAGTCGGCGATCCGATCAGCGAACTCGGCGATCTTCTTCACCCCTAGGAAGCCGGTGAACACCCCAGCAGCGGTAGCCATGTTCTGCGGAAGGCCAAACCACTCAAGGACAGGAATCAGGCCCAAGGTGATCAGGGTGCAGAGCGTTGCCTCGAGCAACGCCTGGCGCCGCGTTCCACCGCCGTAGATCACCCGGGTCAGCGCGACCACAAATGACAAGCCGGCGGCGTACAGCTGCGGATAGTGCGCAGATAGCCACGCAAGCAGCGCAGCCCAAGTTTCAGGGCGTTCTGGCATTTTCATAGTCTCTGCCCCTCGCAGGGGTTCTAAAACGACGAAGCCCGCTCAGTGGCGGGCTTTCGTTCGTCGGGTGGGTTCCGGGGCGGATCAGGCGTGAAACAGCTGCAACTGCCCTTCGCGCTCGACCTCGATGATCTTCTGTTCGATGACGGGTGCCTTGATCTGCCATCGACGCAGGGTCTTGCCGGCCAGGCTGGCAATTCCTTTCCCTTGTCGGTACTCCGCCATCAGCTCGTTACGCAGGGTGGCGAAGTCCATCGAGCGCTTGAACAGTTGCTCTGCCATCCAGTTGAAGGCACGGATGTAAGCCTCTTTCCATTTGGCCGCCTCCTTGCCGGTGAAGCCCATGCACAAGAACGCAAAGCCATCTCTGGTTATGCGGAACGCTGGAGATTTCCGCCTGGCACCTTTGCCGATATCGACATCCACGATCATCTCCTCAAAATTGAGGGCATGAAATTCTGGCGAGCAATCGAGGCCGCGGATCGCCTTGATCACGTTGTCGTGCCGCTTTCCGAAACGCTCAGCCACCTTCAGCGAGGTCGTTACAACCTGGCCGTCATTGACCATCACCAGATCACGCAGGCCGGCCTCATCAAGATCAATCTCACTCATCTGATCCACTCCGCTCACCTGGAAAGAGGAGCGCAGCGGGGCGGACGGATGAGCGGACATCCACCGTTCGGCTGTACGGGCCTAGCTGCGTGTTGGCTTGCCTTGCGGCGGAAACGAAAAAGCCCAGCGCTATGGCTGGGCTCAACGATGTGGAAATAAAAAACCCCGGCCGGAGCCGGGGTTCAGTAGGAGTGCTTTCAGTTCAAGCCGCTAGAAGGAGATGGGGACCGCAAACCGACGGCTTGAAATGTTGGCAGCCCGATGATGGCAATTTGTCGCAGTACGGACAACCCGTCAATTCCGGCCAAACCATAAAAACGGAACTGCGTCACCTATCAGAGTAGATAGCCAGAGCCCTTGAAACAGAACCCCGCTCGATGGCGGGGCTCTGAAATAGGTGCGGGTGGATAGGGGCCACTACCCCGTGCGCATCCTGCGCTCCACCTGCATTGATTGGATATCGCAAAGGGTGAAGGCCTTGCGGGTCGGTAACCCGTCACTTTGCTTACAGCCCGATGTGGCAGGTGAGACTGCCGTCTACCGAGTTTCGACCTTCGGAAACTAAAAGGCCCGGGAGAGGGGATCTTCCGGGCCATCCACCTCTGTCGAGGAATAGCCCAGGTGGAAACCACGGCATCGGCGGGGGCCTGATGATGCCGCGCCAGACCTGACAACGCAATAAAAAACCCGGCGCCAGGGCCGGGTTTCGAGTGCGTCACGCTGCGTTCACAGCAATTCACGCTGGTATGAAAACACCCTTCATTCCGCGCGTAAAACTATTTCTTCAAGCGCTCTCGCGGAACCGCTCCAGGGCGCTGTCGACCCAGCCCACAGCCAGCTTCAACGTCTCCCTCACCTTGGCCTCGCCGATCTGGTGTTCACGCGCGATGCGCAGGGCTGGCCACTTCGCGCCGTAGTAGAGCCACACGAAGTCGCCGGCCTGCGGCGCCCTGTCGATGAGTCGAGCAATGACCCGGTCGACGGCCAAGGCCATATCATCAGTGACGTGGTAGGCCTTGCGGCTCGACATTGGCATGGCTTGGCTCATGATAGCGGCGGCCGGCGACACATATCCGGGAACCCCCATTCCATCCATTCGCCACCACCCCCACTGCTCGAGGAGGTACTCGGTATCGCCCAGCAGCTTGTCCACGTAGGTTCGAGTTCTGCTCATGCCGCCCCCGGACCGTTCAGGCCAAACAGATCGCGCAGCAGCGTTTCCACCGCCGTGCCCTTCGCATTGCCGTCCTGCAGCCAGAGCCGGCCATAGTCGTGAAACCCCAGCGCGCCGCGATCACCGTGCCAGTTGGCGATCATGACCACCAGGGCAGCCAGGGCGGAGGCGCCTCCGATCTTCGCTTGGGCCAGTTCTCGACCCGCCAGCTTGAGGAACTCGCGCTCCACCCGCGTCATCGCCTTGCGAGGCGCCATCGCTTGTACATTGCTCATTGGTTCCTCCATCTTTAGAGAACCTGAAAAGTGCTTTCAGCCGCCGTATCGCGGCTATTCCCGGTGTTTTGTTGCGCAGCGCATCCCGGCTCTGTCTCTCCGTGAATCGCAGCGAAGCCGTGCCGATCAAGGTGCGCATGCCAGCGTTCCAGGGCCTCGCGCTTGCGCTCCCGCGCCTGGGTCTGGATGTACGCCGCTAGCACCCCGCGCAGGACGTGGTTCAGCAGCATTTCCCCGATCAGGTGGTCGATGCCGATCTCCGTCCAACAGGTACGCGCCAGCTTGCGCAGGTCGTGGCTGGTCCAGTCGCCGGCACTCAGGTCACTGAAGATCAGCGTCGCCTGGTTCGCGGAGATCGACTGGCCGCGCGCGCCGGGGAACAGGAACACCGAGTCGACGCCGCGCGCCTGCTGATGCGCTCGATGGGCACGCAACAACGACAGCACCTGATCGGTGAGCGGCAACTGGTGCTCGGTCCGCGTCTTGGTCACGTCGGCGGGGATGGTCCAGACCGCATCCACCAGGGCGAAGTCACGCCAGCGGGCCGTCCGAGTCTCCCCAAGGCGGGTGCCGTGGCAGAGCATCAGCAACGCCAGCAGCGTGACTTCCGGCTGCTCCCGGTAGCTCGCCTGCAGGTTGGCCAGCAGCAGCGACAGCCCCTCCGGCCGCAGGCGCGCCGAGCGCGGCAGGATCTTGCTGCGCACAAAGTCAGTGAACCTCATCGAGCCCATCGGGTTGGCGGTGATCAGGTCCAGCCGGTGGGCCTGGCGCAGTGCAGCCATCAGCACGCCATAGGCCTGTCGCACGTAGCCAACGCTGAATTCCTCCTGCAGCGGCCAGAACAGCAACCGGTCGAGCGTCGCCTTATCGGCGTTCGCCACCCGCACCCCGCGCAGCCGCGGCACCAGGTGGCGCCGGATCATCGACTTGACCGACGCTTTGCGCTTGGCTGACAGCGCGCGATTGCGCAACTGCCGCTCCAACTGCCACTCCAGCACCTGGTCCAGGGTTTCCAAGCCGCCGGCCACGCTCGACGCTGCCGGATCGGCCGTCAGACGGGCGATCACCTCGGGTAGCACAGCGGTCAGGGCCGAGAACGTCAGCGCCGGGTAGCTACCGACCTTGCGCCAAGTGCCGCCGATCACCACGAACCACGATCCCATCGCACGATCACGGTGGAAGCGGAACCGCAGCGCAGGGTGCCGAGGATCGCGCAGCGTCACCACCTGCCCGGCAGCCTGGCGGCGGATCTCCGCGTCCGAGAGGCGGACCTGTAGGGTATGCTGGGTCATGCCGCGCTCTCCTTGCCGTAGCGGCGGCCCTTGAACGGGCGGCCCATCTCCACCTCTTCCTCGCTGACCTCGCGGTAGCCGGTCAGGGTGCCGAACCTGCCGAACTGCCCCTCCTGCTGCAGGTGGCACTTGCCTGGCGGCGCGTGCCGGCACTTGGTCATCAGAATCTCGGTGATGCCGTTCTGGCCGGCCTCGCTGTCCATGTCCCGGTGGACCATCAGGATGCAACTGGCGTCAGCCTCAATCTCCCCCGAATCGCGCAGGTCACTCGACTGCGGCCGCTTCCCGGGGCGCTTGGTCGAGTCGCGGTTGAGCTGCGCCAGTTCGATGACCGGCACGCCGAGTTCCTTGGCTAGCCGCAGCAGAGCCTTGTTGGTCCTGCCCACCTCCTCGCTGCGCGTGCGCCCCTTCGCCTCCGGCGGAATCAGGCCCAAGTAGTCGACGACGATGCCGGCCAGACCATGCTCACGCTTGACACGCCGCGCGATGCTGCGGATCTGGCTGGCGGTCACGTTGGGATCGTCGCAGATGAACAGGGGCGCCCCCTTGGCCTTGGCCACCGCCGACGTGATGCGTGGCCAGTCGTCGTCACCCAACTGCTGCGGATCGTCCAGGCGCTTCAGGTCAACTCCGCCCAGCGAGGCGATGGCGCGCACACCTAACTCCTCCTCGGGCATTTCCAGGGAGAACACCAGCCAGGGCTCGCCTGCCTCGCAGGCGTTGTGCTGGGCAATCTGCAGGGCAAGCGTGGTCTTGCCACTGCCGGGAAGGCCGGCGATCACGGTTATCTTCCGAGGGCGGATGCCGCGTACCAGCTTGTCGAGATCGGTCAGGCCAGTACCGGGCCACTGCGGCGCGCGGCCGTTGAACTTGTCGTCGATGACGTCGACAACCTTGAGCATCACCTCGTCGAGCCGCTTGTACTTCGGCGCCTCGTCCTCAAGGTCGCGCAGGTCCGCCATCGCCTGCTGCGCGCCGGCGATGATCTCCGGCAGCGGTCGGTCATCAGTGGCCGAGGCCTTCACCGACTCCGCAGCAGCGATCAAGCGGCGCAGGATGGCGCGCTCCCGGACGTGCCGGGCGTACTCCTTCCAGTTCGCGATCGAGGGAACGGTGCGGGCGATCTCGCCGGCGTAGGGAATGATCTTCGCGCCGCCGGGAAGCGTGTCGCGGATGATGCCAACGGTGAGCGGATCGACCGGCACCCCCTCCTCGTAACAAGCCTTGATCGCCTCGAACAGCGCAGCGTTGTCCTCGAAGTAGAAATCGCTGACGGTCACGCTACCGATGGCGTCCTCGAGCAGTGCCTGGTCATTCTGCAGGCCGGCTTGCAGGATGGCGCCAAGCACCCCATGTTCCGCCTCCAGGCTGTAGAGCTCCCGGCTCATGCGCTTACCCCGCGGCGAGCAGAGCCCCAGGTGAAGCGCACGGCGCGGCCCCCCTGGCGCAGTCGATCCAGCGCGCGCTCGCCGATGAAGTCGCGCAGCGTCGGCGCACCAGGCATCGCCAGGCTATCGTCGGCCGGCAGGTTCGAGATCAGGATCGTCGGGACCACCTGCTGGTAGCGCTGATCGATCACCTCATGCAGCAGGCCTCGCTCGTACTCCGTACCACCCTGGGCGCCGACCTCATCGATGACCAGCAGGTCAAAGCCCACCAGTTCGGCGAGCACATCGCGCTCGGTGTACTGAGCATTCCTCGCCATCGCCCCCTTGGCGACCCGGATGACCTGCGCGGCGCTGACGATCACGGCCTGGGCGCCATGCGCGCGAATCACGTGCTGCACGATGGCACTGCCCAGGTGCGTTTTGCCGGTACCGACGTTGCCCACCAGCAGCAGCGAACGGCCAGCCTCGTAGTGCCCCGGAAACTGCTCGGCGAAGTCGCGGCAGCGAGCCAAGACGCCGGCCATCTGCACGTCGTCCCCAGTCTCGTAGTTCTCCAGCGTGGCATTACGAAAGCGCGGAGTGATGCCGGATCCGATCAGCAGAGCGTTCAGCCTGCGCTGCTGCTGGACCTGCAAGGCCCGCTGGTACTGTTCACTGTCGACGGGGGCAGTGCGCAGGGCGGCGAAGTGGCAGGCCGGACAGCCGCTGGCGAGAGTTCCGCCGCCGAACTGCTCCACACTGACCTCGGTGTAGCGGCCGTGCTGTGCGCACTCGGCGTCGTTGTCGGGGCCCTGGGTACGCTCCGGGGCGCGGACGAAGTTAGAAATTTGGGCCATGTTCAGGCTCCTCTGGGTACTGATCAGGGGCATGCGTGGGCAGATTGGTGAAGTTCGAGGGCTTGGTCACCGGCGGGCGCTCCACCTTGTCGGGGAACAGCCCCTGCCAACCGTTGGCAACGCTCTTGAGCACCACCGCATCCGGGTTGGGGTGACGGGCCAACTGTTCGGCCTGCTGCCGGCAGGCTGTCGGAGTCAGTGGCTTGCGGATCTCCTTGCGTAGCTGAACCCACTTCGCCCATACCTCAGCGCTGACGTTGTCCGGCTTGGCGGTCATGGGGTCAAAGGCAGGGTCACGCTTCTTGCGCACAGGCTTCGATGGCGACTGACCCTGTCCACCCGCCGCGCTAGCGGCAACCCCCTCAGGGGGTAAGGGGGGATCTTTTAAATATCCCTCTCCCTGTCCCTCTCCCTCTCCCTGTCCCTGTCCCTGTCCCTCTCTTAGCCGTAGCGGTTGTGTTTCAGGTGACGCCCCTGAAACGCGTACAGGTGCGTTACTGGAAACGCCTCGGTGAATGTTCAGTTCGGCGTCTTGCAACGCGGCTCGAAGCGTTTCCATCGGCGCGTTATGGGGGTATGTGAACCCGAGTTCACGCAACTGATCGCGTAGCCGCTTGTGCTCTTCGCGGTGCCGGCGAAGACGCTCAGTTTCATTGCCTCGGCGCTCGCGATAGGCAACACGTTCGTCCCACGCCGCAAGGGCTTTTTCGGCGATGACAGGGTGATACAGGCGATCATCGCTACACAGTTGCCACCCGCGCAGCGCCATGTCCCTCACCTTCCGCCAACGCGCACCGGCTCCTGAAAGATGAGCGAGCACCCGATCATCGTTCGGAAGCGAAGCGGCCGGGACCTGCAGCCAGGCTTTGCACCACAAGGAGAGCGCTGCCTTGAACTCGTCGCCGCTGGTGAGCGCGAACAAGTCACTGTCGAGCAACCGGACAACGTCGAGCGGCATGAACGGAAGGCCGCGCAAGTCGACCTCCGCCGGCACCAGCGGAGCGGCTGGCACTGCATCACTCATATATCGAGCTCCTCGGTGACGCGCTTCACGAAGTCGTGATATCCCTCGGCCATGAGGAACCCTTGATCTTCAAGCGCACCGCGGCATGCCTTGGCGTGTCCGTAAAGAACCCAGCGCTCACGCTCGGGCAAGTCGCGGAATTGACGGTAGGACGGCCAGGGGCCGGCGATCACCGGGCGGCCGTTGGGGCCAGTGATGATCCGACCTGGTTTTGGTTGTGAGGTCATTCGCCGATCTCCTGCGAAGGTGTGCCGCGCATCTGGAAGCGCTCCCGGCCGGCGCCGAAATCCGGGTGCGTGGCTCGGTGTTGGGTCACGAAAGTGCAGCCGCGCGCGAAGCGCTCGAATACCCTGCTGATCTCGGCCTTTGCCCAGACCGCGAAGGGCCGCGCGTTCAGTTCCTCGTGCTTGCTGCGCACCATGGCGAAGGGGCGCGGGCTGTGCGGCATTTCGCGCACCACCGCGTCGATCACCCTGGGCGGTAGGCCGTACTGCTTTCCGATCCGCTGACGGATAGCGGTGATGCTCTCCATGCCGTTGGGGATCGAGTCGAGCAGCGGGTGCGATCGGTCCATGTCACCGACGGTTTCGGTCAGCGCTGCCACCTGCTGCTCGGTCTGCCGCTGTCTCCGCTCCAGATCGACGGTGAGTTGCACGCTGGCCAGCAATTGCTCGGCGGCGGTCAGTGGCCGGGATGCCTGCTGTTCCAGTTCCTGCCAGCGGTCCACCAACTGGGCGGTGAACTCCGGGCAGAGTTGGGCGACGACGATGATGCTGTCGCGCTTGCCCTGGTCGCCGGTGAAGACGTACTCCTGAGTGGGGCGGCCAGCGGTGGGCTTTTCCTGCATTGCAGGTAAAGCAATCACCCCGCGCTCGGCCAGCCGCTCAATGGTCACGCGGACATTGTCGTGACGCGACCCAACAAGATCCGCGATCTCGCGGCTGGTCATGGTGGCGGCCTGGCCGCCAATTGAGGTCAGGCCAGTCATGCCGGCACCTCCAGCTCGGTCAGCAGTTGGATCAAGTCTTCGCCAGCCAACCTGGCGATGGTGATAATCGACAGATGGATCGCATCCACCTGGTCGGCGGTCAGGCGCGGGCCCGGCTCGCAACCTTCGAAAGCCAAGTCTTCGCGAACTGCGGTAGCCAAGTCCTGGATGGCGCCGATATAGCTGTAGAGCTGGTCGCCGAGCGCTTTCGCTCCGATGCGGCTAGTCATTGGCCACCTCCCCACCCTCCAAGGCGGCACGGACCAAGGCCTGCGCGGTCTCGACCGCGTGAAGCATCAGCGAAACCTGGGAGGAAACGCTCGGCTCGCTAACGATTTCCTGAAGCCCACCAATCACCGCGTCCAGAAGATCGGTGGCGCTGTCCAGCGCGAGGTCGGCATCGATGTCATCCTTAACGCACAGGACATTCGTCTTGTGATCTCCCTTCGAAAGATCGACCGGCGCAGTCGCCCGGAAGCTGATACCCAGAGTGGCCCTCATCGCCGAGCCTCCTTCTGCCGGTTGATTCGCTCAGAACAGACCTGCTCGAACTCCGCCAACTGGAAGATGGCACCGCCAACCTCCTCCAAGAACCAGCCAAGACGCTCGGCGGTTTCCTGGCCGATCTCGCCTTCAGCACTGGTAAGCGCCAGCAGTTTCCCGACTGCGGCGACACCAAGCGCCATGTTCTGAGCCGCATGGCGAGCCGTACCACGCTCCAACTTGATGGAGCGGATCTGCTTATCGGTCAGAACTTCATCGGGAACCGGGGAGCACAGATTGCTGAGCAGTGTCGCGAGGTTCATTGCTGGCCCTCCTTGCGCAGGGCGTCGAGCGCGGCATCGACCAGGTCGCCAGCCAGGCGAGAGCAGAGCTTGAGGGCGTCCATATCTACGCGCTCTTCGTCGGAGGTAGTCAGTGCTCCGAGAATGCTGGAAACACTGGAGGTCAGAGCAGTGGCCGCGCTCAGCGCCTCTTCGACCGTAGTGGTCGGATGGATCGCAGCGAACCCTGCGGGCGGAAGCGGAGATACCGGCGCCTTCAGTGCAGACAGCCCGAGCTTGAGCGCGCTCATGCTGCACCGCCTTCGTGTTGCGACACGTTTTCAGCATTTCCGGATTGGGTCGCGACACGCTCCAGTTCGAACAATTCTGCGTCGGCCTGTTTCATATCATCCTCAAGGTTCCCGCCAACGAACTCGGCCTGACCGAGTCCTATCGTGCAGATATCCTTGAGGTAACTGCTGCACTGCTCATCTCTACGGACCAGTGCAAGGATGGCGCGCATCCCCTTGACGGTCTCAACAGCGGCTTCGAGGCCATCCAGCAGGTCTGATGCGAGTTGATGAGCAGAGCGCGGGGGTTGCGCATTTTGGGTTTTCTGTTGCATAGTTAATTCGTCCTTCGAAAGACAAATTGATATTCAGGCAGTCGCGCCAACGACTACCGACTAAAGGCCTCGCGAAAGCGGGGCTTTTTGCTGTCTGGAGACAGGGAATCCCTATCCTCCACACATTCTGAAAAGCGCAGCCCAGATCAGGGCGGCTTTGAGGAAGGGGCGCGAGCGCGCGTATCAGACTTTTTCAAAGTGCAAGCTCCCGAATTTCGTTGAATGGCGCAGACAGCCTGCACCCGTTTAGAAATATCCCAAGCGCCCATGTAAACGAAGGCCCTGAAGAGGCCCTGCCGATGGTCACCCTGCCCAGACTCCGCACAGGGGCGTTCATAGGAATAGTGGGTTGCCAGTGCCCCTTTTTTGGGCGCGTCACCCCGGGTTTGTGAGCAGAGCTTCCACCAGCAGGAAACCCCTTGGCTTTTAACCGGGTTTAATGATTCGGTCCGTGGCGGTTTAGCATGCGAAACTGATCCGCTCGGCAGGCCTCGAGCCCCCCCCCGGCCAGGCGCCGCAGGCCAGATGCTCACAGAGCCACCTCGGAACTGGATGCCTGAACAGGTACGTTTAGCGCTGAACCGTCAGTTCCGAGGCGGGTAACCTCTTCGCCATGAACGGAAGCCTTCAACAACCTAAGCAGCTCAGCAGCGGAAAACCTTCCGCCCGACGCCTCAGAAAGACGCTGCGCATGGTTTGTCTCACCAGAATGCTCGGTCCTAGGCAACCGACCATTCCTGACCCACTTGTTGACTGCACGAGGGCTGACACCGCAAGCCTTGGCGGCTTTGCTGGTTCCACCCGCAAGGAGAACGGCTTCTTTGATCAGGTTCATTTTCAACGCCTAGAAAGTACCAATAGTACAAGCTAAACAGGAACTGAAAGTTCCGTCAAGTCGCAGGAGAATGGACTGATGGTATCGCCCGAAGAAAATCGAGAAGCTTTTGCAAAGCGCCTGAAGCAAGCCGCCGCGGACGCTGGCTACCCTGCCTATGGCACGGCGGCTCGGCTTGCTCGTGCGCTGGGTATCACGCCTAAAGCCGTGGGGAAGTGGCTGAATGGCGAGGCGCGCCCGAACGCAGAGAAGATGGAGTCGCTCGCCAGGCTTCTTGGTGTTGAGATTGGTTGGCTGGCCTGGGGAACAGGGTCCATGGTCCGCATAGCGCCGTACAACCAGCAGGCTCCGCTTACACCCGAGCCAGAAGGCGAGATCGTTCCCTTCTCGGTTTGGGACGACTCGACGCCCGTTGATGACGACGAGGTAGAGGTGCCTTTCCTGAAGGAAGTTGAATTGTCTGCAGGGTCTGGAAGACTGGCCTTAGAAGTCAGCACCAAGGCGAAGCTCCGGTTCGGGAAACACACCCTTCGCCGTTATGGCGTCCAGTTCGACAAGGCGGTGTGTGTTAGCGTGAGCGGAAACTCGATGGAACCGCTGCTACCGGACGGAAGCACCGTTGCAATAAATACTGGTGACCAACAAGTAGTTGATGGAAAAATCTATGCGCTATCTCACTACGGGCAACTCCGCGTAAAGCAACTCTATCGCCTCCCTGGCGGCGGCATTCGCTTACGGAGCTTCAACAGGGACGAGCACCCGGACGAAGAGTACACACTGGAGCAGATGGTGCAGGCCGAGCTGTCCATTTTAGGAAGAGTGTTCTGGTCCGCTACATTTTACAATTGACATGAAGGGCGCTATCTGCGCCCTTTTTCTCGCCCAGAGAGCGTACTTTTGGTACTTGACACAAGAGAACCATAGGTCCAATCTACAAAAAACGGAACCAATGGTACTCATGAATGGACAGTGTCATCCAAATTGGAGCATGGAAAGGTTCGACCGGAGCTCTGCTTGCAGAGCGAGAACTCACCTGTCTTTTGAGCTTGGCATCCGGCATGACCGACAAGGAGATCGCGCGCCGGGATGGGCTTTCGCCAAGGTCCATCAAAGGCAGGCTCGAGAGCGTAATGCACAAACTCGGAATTTACAGGCGCACACCTTTGGTGGCGGAAGCAATCCGCCGCGGGCTTATCTCACCCGCCGTGATCGCCCTCGCCTTCCTCGTCGCCGGTCAGCCACTGCTCAACGATGACCACATGATGCGCAGCCGCCGTGGCGGCGAAAGGAAGATCGAAACTCGTCTGACTGCTCGCCGCGATGGCGTGGCCTGGGTGGCGTGATCATGGCCTGGGACAGAAACGATCCTCTCAACATCCTGGCGCTGCAGCTCGACGGTGAACTGCGCGCAGCGGCCGACTTCTGCCATGGCTACAACGGGCCGGCACAGCGCGCTTTCGCCCGGCACATCCAGGGCCTGGGCAAGACGCTCGACGAGCTTACCGTGGCAGACCTGAAGGCAGCGGCCGCATTTGCGGACGCAGAACTGAACGACCTGCAACAGAGAGGGCTGATCTGACGCGGCAGACCGAACGCGCCGAAGCAGCCCAGCAGTAACCAACCGATTTTCGCGAAAGCCAACAACCGCGGCAGGCCATCGGCTTGCCTGGAGGAAAGCATGGACAACAAACCTCTCATCAAGCCCGGGAAGCTCTTCCTGATCTGTATCGCGCTGCTGGTCTATGCAGGGTTGTCCGTCGCCCTGGTGGGCGGCATTGGGCCGGCCCTGGTCAGCAGTCGCGACGATGTTCTGGTCTTCGCGGGATTCGCCATCCCCGGCGTCTGGTTGATCGCCTCGGTCTGCCTCGGCATCCACCTCGCCAACACCCGCCGCGAAGAAGCGGCCACCACCAGCAAGGAGAAAGACCAATGAAGCGGATTCCCGCTGCTGCAATGCTGTGCCTGCTCGCCCTCCTGGCGGGCTGTTCGAAGGTGCCTGCCGGCAACGTCGGCGTGATCGTCAACCTCTACGGCTCCGAGAAGGGCGTGGAGACGCGCGAGGTCGGAACTGGGCGCTACTGGGTAGGCGTGAACGAGGAACTCTACCTGTTCCCCACCTTCACGCAGACCGAAACCTGGGGCGGCGAGGAAGCGATCAGCTTCCAGACCGTTGAGGGTATGAAGGTTGGCGGCGCCGTCGGCATCACCTACTCGGTATCCCCCGACAAGGTGACGACGCTGTTCCAGAAGTACCGGGCGGGAATCGACGAAATCACGAACAAGTTCCTGCGGAACATGGTGCGCGATGCCTTCAACGATGTTGCCTCGAAGCTTCCAGTCGAGAGCGTCTATGGCGCCGGTAAGGCGGACCTGCTGCTGGCCGTCGAGAAGCGCGTGCGCGACCAGGTGGCGCCCATCGGCATCAACATCGAGCGCATCTACTACGCATCCGACCTGGTCCTCCCGCCGCAGGTTACGCAGAGCCTGAACGCGAAGATCCAGGCCACCCAGATGGCCGAGCAGCGCCGTAACGAGGTCGCCCAAGCCAAGGCAGAAGCCGACAAGGAACGCGCTCGGGCCCAAGGGGAGGCGGACGCGAAGCTGACCCTGGCCACCGCCGACGCGAAGGCGATCGAGATCCGCGCCCAGGCGCTGCGCTCGAACCCCGACGTCGTGACCCTCAATGCCGTCGAGAAGTGGGACGGAAAGCTGCCCACCTACATGGCCAGCGGCTCCCCGCTTCCCTTCATCGGCATCAGCAAATAGCGACCATCGATCCGGCGCCAGCGATGGCGCCCTTGGAGCATGCAATGCGCAAGCCTACCTACACGCTCTCAAGCGAAGGCGCCACCCGCCTGATCTATCGAAACGGGAGTTTCATGACGACCCAGCAGACGGTCGACGAACTCAACAAGCTCGACCGACTGCTGCAGGTGTTCGTCCCGCCCGTCGCGCTCCGGGATGCGACAGCGGCCTACCTCAAGCACATCGAGGCAGAAGACTTCAACCAGAGGAATGACGACGAGCATCGCCGAGGCGAACTTGTGAAGGCGGCAATCAGCTATGCAGTCGGCGCCACTCACCTTGAGAACGTCGGCGGCCACCGAATCAACATATGGCCTTGGTTCGCTGACCAGTTTCACCCCACCGACCGACGGGGAAACCTGCTGCAAGCGATAGCCCTGTTGCTGCGTGAAATCGACCGGGTCGACCGTGAACGCAAGGAACCTGCCGCATGAACACCGAACAGTTCATTCGCAACGCGGCCGCGCGCGGGCTTTCTCGGCGCGCCACCCGGCTGGCCCTGGGCATCGGTCCCTGGGTGTTCCGCGAAATGCTGACCCTGATGCCGGATATCGAGTGGCCGGCGAAGGGCCAGTCGCTGGACCACAAGCGGGCCAACTCGCAGAAACGAGGTTACTGCACGCCGGCACTCGCCCGCGCACTGGACCAGGCCCGCCAGGCCCGAAAGGACAAGCACACCCACACCGTGCGCGGCCGGACCGGAACCATAGAGGAACTGGTGGAGACGCTCCCGAGCCCTGTCTCGGCCAGCACCGTCCGCAGGCGACTCGCCGGAGGCATGCCGCTCGAGGAAGCCCTCCTCACCCCAGCGACTCCGCCGTTCAGCAACTACAAACGGGAGAATCCCGATGATCACGAATAATTCAAAGGCTCCTTCATGCACTTGCCCGAGCGGCAACGGCTCGCTGCGCCATCCCTGTCCGGCACATCCGGCGTCGGTAGAGCAGGCAGGCAGAGATGTTGAGCCAGCACCCTGCCCCTTCTGCGGTGGCGAGGTAGACCCCACGGGCTGGCTTCGCGGCGATGGCACACGCGGTCCAGAGTGCAACTACTGCGGCGCTACAGCGCGGAGCATGGAAGCCTGGCAGACCCGTACCGCCCTGGCGCAGCCAGAGGGCGGCCCGGTGATCGGGTGCCTCTGCGGCATGCCGATGAGCGAGGGCCATCACTCGCCGGCCGGCTGCAGCAGCCTCGAAGAGTTCGCAACGCACTCCGACCAGGCTCAGCACAGCGTGCCTCGCGCATGGCTCGATGTTCAAGCCGAGCGACGCCGGCAGGTCGAGGCAGAGGGATGGACGCCGGAGCACGACGACGAGCACAGCCACGGCCAGATTGCCCGCGCCGCCGCCTGCTACGCCCTGGCCGGCTCCAGCGCTCCGAACGATGGAACCGCCGCCCTACTGGTGTCGCTGGCATGGCCCTGGGATGAACAGTGGTGGAAGCCGACCAGCGCGCGCCGCGATCTGGTCAAGGCCTGCGCCCTCGGGCTGGCCGAGATCGAGCGCCTTGACCGGGTAGCGGCGAGTCAGGGAGGGCCAAGTGATGCGTAGAGCACTGACCGCTATCGCACTCGTCGCGCTGTTTGGCCTGGCTGCTGTTGCCGCCGGCGCCGCGCTCCAGCCGTTCAAGACCCTGTTCATCTGGGAGGTATGCCAGTGATGAGAGGCTCCGACATTCCACCACCACCAGGGTATCGCCCTACCCCGCTCGCTACCCTTGGCCAACAGTTGGTCCGCCTGGGCCAGGCGATGCAGAACCCCAACACCAAGCTCGGCGAGTTGACCGAACTGGTCCAGGCCTGCGGCGTCGACCTGCGGATCTGCGACACGAACAAGGAGAGTCGGGCATGAAGGGCGCAACGATGCATCGGCTGATCGACCTCGGCGTCGACAGCAGCCGTAACCTGCGCGTCCGTATAGCAGCCCTCCGGATGTTCATCCGGGCAGTGCATGCCGATCGCGACGCCAGCTTCGCAGAGCATCGCCAGAAGTGGCGACGACTTCTCAAGGGCATGCCGTTCACCGAGCAGGCACTGGAGCGCGAACGGATGGCATATCGGGAGCGAGCCAGAGTTGCGGCGCAAGCCATGGAGGAGTGCGGAGCCTGGCTTATCGGAAACTCAGCAATGATCGAGCAGGCCCTGTCGTTCGACGACCTGTGCGATCTCTTGGGGGTGAATCATGCCCACCGTGCCGAGGCTGCCGAGGTCTGCGCGGGCGACGCCGGAATCGTTGGCGGCCTGCTCTGGATTGGCGGGGAGTTCGAGGACAGCGCAGACCACAAGAGCGGCCGCTCCAACCGAGGGAACACGGGGCCACTTACCGCTGCGGTCCAGAACCTGTTTCAGAAGTTCTTGCTTGAAAACCCGTCGGCCATCCCTGACCCGTTCGCCCTGGGTGGCCCTTTCTACGGCGCCCTGCGGCAGGAGATGGCGCCAGATGGAACGGTGCAGATTCGGCGACCGGCACTCACCGTCCACAGCCTGGACGGATCGACCCGTACGGTTGAGCGAAAGCCGGAGGCGTATTCGGTAGTGGCGAAAGATGGTGGGGGTCGCCATGGCTAGAACTCTGCTTCGCGTGATGAGGGGAGAGTTTGCGTTCTACCTGACCGAAGGGTCGAAGGGAGGCAAGAAAGGTGGGGCGCGCTGGGCCTTATACCGAACCAGCGGGTACGGGAAGATCAAGGACGGATTCGTCTTCGTCAACAGCGGTGACCGCGCCAGGCTGCTGGCAATGACGAACGACGGTGAACGGATGGATGCCTGCCAGGCACTGTTCGACAGTAAGAAACGCCGGGCCTACGTTCGGCGCTGCGAGATTCGCGGCCCATCCGGCCGCTGGGAGGGGCTTGCATTCAAGCCTAGGCCTCAGGAATGCGCTACCTGACTGTTAAAAAATTCGCCAGCGAGTCTGGCTACACCGAAGACGCCGTGCGCTCGAAGATCCGCGACGGAATCTGGCGCCTCGGCGAGATATGGAAAAAAGCACCGGATGGCCGGACGCTTATTGATGTAGAGGGGTATGAAGCATGGGTAGAGATGGGCGGGGAGTCAGGGCAGTCTCTGATTCGAGTATCGAAATCACGTTCATGTATCGCGGCGTCAGGTGCCGGGAGCGCATCTCGCTCAAGCCCACCGCCACTAACCTGAAGCGAGCAGAGCAGCACAAGGCGGCTATCGAACATGCGATCGCCGCCGGTACCTTCGACTACTCGGTGACATTTCCTGGATCTCCGCGCGCCGCCAAGTTTGCGCCTGAGGCGTCACGCGAGACGGTTGCGGGATTCCTTGGCCGATGGCTTGAGTCGAAGCGCAAGCACGTCTCCAGCAGCACCTTCGAGGGCTACAGGAAGATTGTAGAGCTTCGTCTGGTGCCGGCCCTTGGGCCCGTCATGGTGGTCGACCTGAAGCGGAAGGCCGTCAAGGATTGGCTGGACACCCTGAAGGTGAGCAACAAGACGCTCAGCAATATCCAGAGCTGCCTACGCTCGGCCCTCAGTGATGCGATGGAAGAGGAACTGATCGACAGCAACCCCCTCGCCGGCTGGACATACGCAAGGAAGGGAGAGGTCAAGGACGACGACGTGGACCCATTCTCGCCGGAAGAGCAGCAGGCGATTCTGAGTGCCCTCGATGGTCAAGGGCGGAACCTAGTACAGTTCGCATTCTGGACGGGGATGCGTACCAGCGAACTCGTCGGCCTCGAGTGGGGCGATATTGACTGGCTCCGCGGCGAGGTGCGCGTCACCCGCGCCATGACCCAGGCAGCCAAGGGAAAAGCGGAGGTGACGAAGACCACTTCCGGCCGGCGCAGCATCAAGCTGCTCGGCCCTGCGCTGGAAGCCTTGAAGGCGCAAAAGGAATTCACCTACCTGGCCAATCAGGAAGTCTTCCAGAACCCGAGGACGGGCGAGCGATGGGCCGGCGACGGACCGATCCGGAAAACACTCTGGGTTTACGCGCTGAAGAAGGCCGGCGTGCGCTACCGTCGTCCGTACCAGACCCGGCACACCTACGCATCCATGATGCTGTCTGCCGGGGAGCATCCGATGTGGGTAGCCACACAGATGGGGCACAGCGACTGGACCATGATTGCCAGGGTATATGGCAGATGGATGCCTGCCGCAGATGCGTCGGCAGGGGGAAAAGCTGAGCAGATGTGGCAAGGCGACGAGCCTCAATTGACATCCTTGAAGGCTAGCGGATAATCATCGACCGTTTTGATGTCACATGCTATACACACGTTATCCACAGGAAATGACCAAGGAGGTCTTATGCCAAGCTCTATCGATGTGGCGAAGTTTTTCCTCGCCCAATCCAACGAAGAGGCCGGCGACCTTGTGTCCAACCTGAAGCTGCAGAAGCTCGTGTACTACGCTCAGGGCTTCCATCTCGCCGTCTACGATGAGCCTTTGTTCACTGACTCCATCGAAGCATGGACGCACGGTCCTGTCGTGCCGAACGTCTATCACCACTACAAGCAGTTCGGCTCGGGCAGCATCCCAGCGCCCATAGACTTCAATCTGGAAGCGTTCAGCCCCGAGCAAGTAGAACTGCTCAATGAAGTGCAGCAGATCTACGGGCAGTATTCGGCTTGGCGACTGCGCGAGATGACCCACGAAGAAGCCCCCTGGCGGAACAATTATCAGGCAGGGGCGATGAGCCGTGAAATTCCTGCGGACGACATGCGCCAGTTCTTTAAAACCCTTGTGAAGTAAGGGCGTGGCATGGCACGTCTCAGGGATAGAGGCTCTAAAAGCAGTCTATTACTCAAGGAAAGGCCAGCACCTACTGAGAACCCGGAGCTGAAGCCGCCTTTGTTTTCCTTCGAGTTCATGCAGGCGGATTACTGCGTGTCGGAGTGCACGTCTGATGAGAGAAGCCAGGTACTATCCAAGCTTCGCACTCTCAGCCAAATGTCTTGGCAACAGATCAAGCAAGCCCCTCGCCATGGTCTTGGGTTCGAGATTATCGGGCGTCCATCCTTCAAGGCCGCAATTCCAGCCTTCGTTACAGACGACACCAACCTGATCTCATTCCGTGCAATTGGCAAAGCCCCAATGGTCGGGTATCGCGACGGTCGGGTATTTCACATCCTTTGGATCGATAGAGATTTCACCGTATACGATCACGGGTCTTAGCTGTAATGACAGCCTTATGACAGCTTCCAGCCTGGAAGCCGCGTCAAATGGGGGCTAGATGCGGGTTCAAATCCCCCCGGCTCCACCAAACGCAAACGATAAGCCCCTGATTTTCCTAGTGAATTTCAGGGGCTTTTTCTTTGCCCAGTTCCTTGCCTGCTCCTCCAGCGCCGGGCCTTTCCTGTTGCCGGCTCGCCTTGCTGCTCCCTCCCCTACCGTGACCGGCACCCGGCGAGCTTCGCCAGCCCGCCCTTTTGGCTGCGGACGCGTGGAATGATATTTCCCGAATCTTTTAATGAGACCGTTCGATTCCGCCGCCAACAAGGCTCTGGAACGCTGGCAGGAAAACATTCATGGATTCAGGTTCGAAACTCCCCGCCCAAGAAAACGAGCCTCCGAGAAACCAACGCATACTTTTCGTCAAGCACAGAAAAAGAATTTGAGCTAGACACTCACTACCAGGGTAAGCAGGCGTCTTATATCCCTGGAAAGCGAAACCTAAAACAGAGATTCCAAAACACGATAAACCGGCCTCCACAGACGCTCGAAGGACAAGAAAAATGAAAAAGGAACCGAAAGGAGCAAAAAACAGGATAGTCATCGCCAAAGATGAGAAGAACGTTCTGACCTGCACCAGCGAAGGGTTCGAATATACGCCAGACATCGTCAAGAACGTCTACGGAAAGAGCAGCCGACCCGCACTGGAAGACTGGTTCCTGACGGAACTTGATTTCTTTCGCAGGTATTACCCGGGATACGAGATTTTCACCCTCGGCTCCAGTTGTGTCTTCGGCGAAAAGTTCGTGAACTACCTGACCATCTGCGAATTCGACATAGACATGTAGTGGTCTACTGATCCCGGACACCGATTTAGGCGAGAATCCTCGCCGTGAGAGAGGTGTCTGATGAGCAAGCAACGACGTACGTTTTCCGCCGAGTTCAAACGAGAGGCCGCGGCCCTGGTGTTGGACCAAGGCTACAGCCATAT